CGCGGACGGCCAGGGACCCGCCGGTTCCGGCCAACAACGAGGGGGTGGACGCGGCAGCGGGCAGGGGGTGAAGGCGACAGGGTACTCCGGCGCCAATGCGGCCGGTCAAGGGGAAGGCAATGATCGGTTGCAGCAATGGCGCGCGCAGCTTCAAAGCCAGCTCCTCGATGAGGGTGCCTTCTTCAAAGATTCCAAGGCGGACGAGGTGTCATTCTGGCAGGAGAAACTGGCGCTGACGGAGGCGGGATCGAAGGCGCGCTTTGCCGTTGAAAGCAATATCTACCAATTGCAGAAGCAACTCGTGATTCAGAACGAGCGCGACGCGCTCGCTGCGTCCGATGCTGACGAGAAGGTTACCGACGCCGCATACGCCCGCAAGAAGGCCGCAATCCAGGCCAGCGCCGATCTAGGCCAAATTTCGAGCAAAGAGGAAATCGCAGAGCTCCAGGGAATGCTCGAAACTAAATGGTCGCTCGAACAAGATTATTTCGAAAAGAAGTTTGCGGCAGCTGAAAACGATGTCCGGACTCAGCAAAAACTGGTGGACGAGGAGCGGCTTTCTTACGAGAAGTTCCTGACCGAGAGGCAGAAGCTCGACATTCAGGCGGTGCAGAACAGCGAAAGAGCCTGGCAAGGCCTGATGCAGCCGATCCAGCGCGCTTTTGACACCTCGATCACCGGCATGATCTTGGGCACCACCACATTGCAAAAGGCGGTCGCGAATATCACCCAATCGATCATCGGCGAGTTCGTCAACCTGGGGGTCAAGATGGTGACCAACTGGATAGCCAGCGAGCTCGCCATGACGACCGCAACCGAGGCGGGTGCTGCCGCACGCACCGCGGCCGAAGGCGAGGGATTGGCCGCGGGGTTGGCGATGAAGGCGCTCAATGCGATCAAAAGCATCGTTACCGATTCAGCGCAGGCGTTCGGCGGCATTTTTGCGTTCCTGGCTCCGATCATGGGACCGGCGGCGGCTGGACCTGCCGCAGCCGGGGAAGCCACGGTGATGGCCGCCGCGAGCGGCATCGCATCCGCCGCCGGTGGCTGGGTAGTGCCGTCGGATCAGCTCGCCATGGTGCACCAGAATGAGATGATCCTGCCAGCTAATATCAGCCAACGTCTCCAGGGAATGATCTCCGCCGGTGGCGGAGCCGGGACCGGTGGCAGCCCGGTAGTGATCAACGTTTCGGCGATCGACGGCCAGGACGTCAAAAGGTTCTTCCAAAGCAATGGTAGCCTTCTCGTCGCGGCCCTCAATAAGGCGATGCGCAACGGCTCGGCGCTGCGGACGGCCTGATGTCGTTGATCTTCCCGACATTGCCCGGGCTAGCCTGGAGCGTTACCAAAACACCGACATTTCAGACCCGCATTCAGCGCGCGGCCTCGGGGCGAGAGTTGCGGGCGCTCGACTATCCCTACCCGCTGTGGCAGTTTGCACTGGTTTACGATTTTCTGCGCGACAATCCGGCGGTTGGATACGACGAGCTGAGAACCCTGGTTGGTTTCTTTATGCTCTGCCAGGGGGCCTTCGGCGCATTCCTCTTTCAGGATCCTAGCGACTGCCAAGTCACCGGGCAGCAGATTGGCATCGGCAACGCGAGCACGACCGTTTTTCAGCTCCAGCGGGCAATGGGTGCAACACTGCCCGGCGGCGGTTTTCTCGAACCGATTGTAGCGCCGAATGTCGTCCATGCGATTTACCTCAACGGCATCTTATGCAACCCCGCAGCTTACAGTGTTGATCCGGATACCGGGTTGGTGACGTTCAATACCGCTCCCGGGGGCGGACTGATCATCNCTGCCGATTTCACTTATTACTTTCGCTGCCGNTTCATCGACGACAAATACGACTTTGAGAATTTTATGTATCGNCTGTGGCAACTNAAAAAACTCACCTTCATTTCGGTGNGGCAATGAAGGCCGCCAGCGCCGCGATGATTGCGCTGCTNGGAAGCAGCGATCAGTTCATCATGGCGGACCTCTACACCATTACNCTGGTCGGCGGCTCGGTGCTGCGCTACTCGGCGGCGCCGACCGCGCTCANNGCNAATGGCTNCACNTTTGCACTNGGCCCTAAATTCGAGCGCTCGAAAACNAAGGTNGTTATCGGNACCCAGGTCGACGAACTCGAAGTCACGCTTTATCCTGAGACGACAGATCTGATCGGCGGAGCGTCGTTTCTCGAAGCGGCCTGGCAGGGCCAGCTCGATGGCGCGCTCCTGCAGCTCGAGCGAGCGTTCATGCCAACTTACGGCGATACGAGCCCGGGAACCGTCGTTCTTTTCGCCGGCCGCATTTCGGACATCGATTGTACGCGCACGGGCATCGACATCAAATGTCGCTCGCATCTCGAGCTTCTGAACATTCAAATGCCACGCCGGCTGTGGCAGTCATCTTGCACNCATGTCTTTGGGGATGCGATGTGTCAATTCGATCGGTCGGCTCTACAGGCGACGTTTGCAGTGGGGCCCGGCTCGACACAGGTGCAAATCGCAACTTCTGTCAGCCCAAGTCCGGCGACCCTGTACGCGCAGGGAACCATCACTGGTGTAACCGGCGCAAATGCGGGGTCGAGCCGCACCGTCGCGAGCATGGAGGGCGGCTGGGTTTATGTGAAACTCGCGTTTCTTTCGCCCGTCCTGATCGGCGATGAATTCCAGCTGCTCCCCGGCTGTGACCGCACTCTCGCGACGTGTGAGAACGTGTTCAATAACACCACTCACTTTGGCGGCTTTCCCTNCATCCCGACGCCCGAGACAGCTGTATGAGCCAGAGGTCAGTGGTAATCGCCGAGGCCGAAACTTGGCTGCGCACACCTTATCACCATATGGGCCGGGTCAAAGGAGGGGGTACCGATTGCCTGATGCTGCTCGCCGAGGTCTATGAGGCGGCGGGCGTGATCCCTCATATCGATGTGCCNTTCTATCCGCCCGATTGGAACCTGCACCGCGACGCCGAGCGGTATCTCGGGGGCCTTATGCCCTACGCGCGAGAGATTGACGGGCCGCCTCAGAGGGGTGATGTGGCAGTTTTCAAATTCGGCCGCTGTTTCGCTCACGGCGTGATCGTCGTTTCTTGGCCGCGGCTGATCCATGCCTGGTGCGATGCGGGGGTCGTCTATGCTGATGCGGACCAGGCACCGCTGATCGGTCGCCTAGTGCGGTTCTTTGACCCGTTTCCGATCTCTGAGCTCTGAGTATCGACCATGGGCGGAATTGTGGGCGGCGTGTCGAATGCCAAACAGCAGAAGGCGGTCGGCTCGCTGCAATTCCAAACCTCGCAGCATGGCGGAGTAATCCCACTTGTCTATGGCACCACCCGCGTTTCCCCAAACCTAATTGCGTACGACGACTTCCAGGCGACGCCATCGTCGCGTCAGGGAGGCGCGGGCAAGGGCGGTGGCGGCGGTAAAGGCGGCGGCCAACAGTACAAATACAGCGCTTCGGTTATCATGGGCTTGTGCCAAGGGCCGATTGCTGGGATCGGCACCGTGTGGTGGGACAAGAATGTCGGCGCGCTGTCTTCCCTCCCGGCTGCAGTTTATGTCGGGAGCGACGGCCAAATGACAGATCCGTATTGGCAAACGAACCATGCTGCGGAGGCCCTCGGCTACTCCGGCACTGCAACTGTCGTGGCCAACAATTACGCAATGGGGAACACGGCTACCCTTCCAAATTTCTCGTTTGAGGTGCACGGCTCCCTTTCGCTCAGCGGCACCAACGGGCTTGATGCCAATCCAGCTTCGATCGTCTCCGACTTTCTAACCAACCCTCGCTATGGGGCTGGTTTCCCTCCCGCAAACCTCGGCGATCTGACCCTCTATTCTACTTATTGCCAGGCTCTCGGAATGATGCTCTCGCCGACGCTGGACACGCAGCAAGAGGCGCAGCACCACCTCTCTGACCTCGTGAAGATCACCAACAGTGCCATTGTCTGGTCGGGCGGGCTGTTGAAGATCGTGCCGTACGGCGATCAGACCGTCTCAGGTTACGGCACCACCTATGCGCCGAGTACGATCCCGATCTACAGTCTGGGCGAGGATGATTTCATTGTCCAGGAATCGAGCGTCGGGACGGGCTCCGGGGTGGCACCGGGCGGGCCGGCGCTGCGGTCGGCCGCCGGTCCAATCACCGGTGGGTTCAGCGACGATCCAGTCCGCATAGCGCGGTCGACGCCGGCCGACGCCACCAATTCGATCCAACTCGAATGTCTGGACCGCTCGAATAGCTACAACACCGCTGTCGTCGAGGCCTTCGATCAGGCGGCGATCGAGCTTTACGGCGTCCGCCGCGACAGTTCACTGAAGGCACGCGCAATTGTCGACCCCGCGAATGTCGGCCCCATCGTGGCCCAGCTCATGCTGCAGCGCGCGTTGCTGTTTCGCAATACTTACACCTTCAGGCTTGGCTGGAAATATTGCCTGCTCGAGCCAATGGACCTCGTCCAGATCACTGATTCCCGGCTCGGCGCATCGGCGCTGACCGTGCGCATTACCGCGGTGGAGGAAGACGAAGAAGGCACTCTCTCGATTACTGCCGAGGATTTTTTCGGTGGCTTTTCCACAGCGGCCCTCTATCCGAAACAGGCAGCTGTAGGCTACGTACCGAATTGGAGTTCAGCTCCGGGCGGTATCAACGAGCCGATCATTTTCGAACCGCCAGCCGCGCTGGTGACCGGCGGCCTCGAAATCTGGGTTGCGCTGTCAGGCGGCCCGAATTGGGGTGGCGCACAGGTCTGGATCTCGAGCGACGGCAATTCGTCCCACATTCCCCGGATTCCTGATGGTTGTAGGGCCAGGATCGTCCCTTCGAGCGTCTTGGGCAACG